ATGGCAAAGAGTTTAGATGGCGTTCAGATTAAGAAGGCCCATGAAAAGCAAAAATATACACTAGAGGAAGTCAAGCACTTAGAGGCTTGTATGGATCCTATCACAGGTCCATTATACTTTTGTGAAAACTTTCTAACCATTCAACACCCTGTAAAAGGTTCAATGAAGTTTGTACCTTATGGATTTCAACGAGAACTAATTCAAGCATATGCAGAAAACAGATACTGTGTTGCTATGCTACCAAGACAGATGGGCAAGACAACCTGTGCTGCTGGATATCTATTATGGTATACAATGTTTACTCCTGAATCGCAGGTGCTAATTGCTGCACACAAATATACAGGTGCGCAGGACATCATGAACAGATTTAGATACGGGTATGAAACATTGCCTGACTTTGTTCGTGCTGGTATCTATACATACAACAGAAACACAATTGAATTTGATAACGGCAGTAGAATACAAGCAACAACCACAACAGAAGATACGGGACGTGGTAAATCACTTTCATTAATATACTGTGATGAGTTTGCGTTTGTGCAACCACCAGAAAAAGCCAAAGAGTTTTGGACTGCACTTTCTCCCACACTATCAACAGGTGGTAAAGCGATTGTTACAAGCACACCAAACTCAGATGAAGATCAGTTTGCTATGATTTGGACAGAAGCAAACAAAAAGTTTGACGAATTTGGTAATGACAACGTTGTAGGAACCAACGGCTTCTATCCTTATTTTGCTCCATGGACGGATCATCCAGATAGAGATGATGCATGGGCAGCAGAAGAACGTTCCAAAATTGGAGAAGAACGATTCCGTCGTGAGTTTGATTGCGAATTTTTAATCTTTGATGAAACATTAATTAACAGTGTAAAACTTGCTGAACTTGAAGGCAAAGAACCAATTCAAAATATGGGTCAAACACGTTGGTATAAAAAAATTAATCCTAAAGCAACTTATTTGTTATCACTTGATCCATCACTAGGAACTGGTGGCGACTACTCAGCCATACAGATATTTGAAATGCCCGCAATGGAACAGGTTGGAGAATGGAGACACAATCTTACACCTATACAGCAACAGATAAGACATTTAAAGAGCATCTTAAAATACATCTATGATGAACAAACTGCCGGCGGCAATGCAAATCCTACAATATATTACAGTTGTGAAAATAACACAATAGGTGAAGCAGCATTGGTTGTTATTAAAGATATAGGAGAAGAAAACTTTCATGGATTATTCTTATCAGAACCTATGAGAAAAGGACATGTAAGAAAATTTAGAAAAGGATTTAACACCACACACAAAACAAAGATTACTGCCTGTAGTAGTTTTAAAAATGCAATAGAAAGAAACAAAATGTGTATTAATAGTAAACCGTTAATATCAGAGATGAAGACATTTGTAGCACACGGTGTAGGATACGGTGCTAAAACAGGTGAACATGACGATTTAGTCAGTGCCTGCCTACTAATCATACGCATGGCAAGTCAATTGGCTGATTGGGATCCTAAAATATATGAAAAAATGACGGAGAGAATGACCGAAGACCAGTACCCAATGCCTATATTCGTATCTGGCGGCTTTTGATAAATACTTACATGGATGCAACCAACAATATTTCAACCGATCTATTCTATAAAATTAGAAGTAGATTTACGGGTTTAAAACTAGGCGAAGCCACAGGACAGATCACAATTAATCCTGAATCTGCTCGCTTTTTTGACTTTGACTATACAGAAAGCGAAAAGAATATAGGGCACGTAAGTATTAGTTTAGCAGAACCTAATTCAATGAAGGTATACTTTTCAAGTGGTATTACCGAAGGTATGGATACGGATCAAAAACATAATTGGTATGGATTTTTAAAAGAACTTAGAATGTTTGCAAAACGCAGACTATTGGCATTTGATACTAGGGACATTGCAAAGGATAATTTAGACAAACGTGATTATGCTTTCCTTAGTCAACACTCAACGCCACAATCGGATAACGATACAATAACTAAACCCGTCGGAGAAGCAGTAATGAATGAGAGTAATCTTTATGGAACGAAAACACAAAGTTTCCAAAAGTTGGAAGACACGAGATTAATTATTAAGCACAGCAAGAAACTTGCTGATGACTTTGAACAAAAACCAGGCGATAGAAGCAGAAATATTTCTGCACTATTTGTTGAGAACCAAGACGGTGAAAGATTTAAATATCCTTTTGTTCACTTAGCAGGTGCAAGAGCTATGCAGCGACATGTGGCTAACGGCGGGTTACCATATGATGCGATTGGTGAAAGCATTATTAAGATGAGTGAAGATATTGCTCAACTAAAAAGTTTTACAAATTATTGTGTACGTAACGATCTAATGAACTCCGACACTAATTCGATCGTTGAACGCAGTAAAGCAAAATTAGATGGTTTAAGAGAAAGAATTGCAAAATTATCTAAACAGGCACATTACGAAAACTATGTAGCAGAATTCCAAGAGCCAGAGGCAATGGAAATACCAGATGATGTAATGAAAGAATACACAGAAAAATTTACAGTTAAAAACTTTAAAGAAGATATTGCTAACGCATTTCCTATCATTTATAAATTAATGAAGGAAGAAGAAACTTTAGGCTATGACGACATAGTCGGCGGGATGAGTGAGGCAAGTGAAACAGAAGAAACTGAAGAAAAAGTTTCAGAAGATCCAATGGCAAGTTTTGAAAATTGGGTTAATCAACTAGGCGAAGAATCTCCACTAACAATGGCAGACGAAGAACAAAAGTCAGACATGGTTAAAAAACTAAATGGAATGCTTAAGACAGAATTCCAAGCAGGCGTAGAAGGTATTAATGCTATTCAAAGTTTAGAAGGCATTATTGAAGATCCTAAACTAGAGCAAGATATTAAAAAGGTAGAGCCAGAAGCAGATGTTCGTCCTATGGTTAAGGCTTGGGTTGAAGAAAATGCACCAGACGTATTAGGTGAATTAGATTTTGGTGATATGGTTGATGAGCCTGCTGCAAGTGCAGCCGAAGTTGAACCACAACAAGAAGATATGTCAATGGGTATGAACAAGTACGGACTTGCTGCTGTTAACAAAGGTGGCAAATTCTATAGCATTAAAGACAACGAAATTACAGGCGAGTTTGATAGTATTGAAGAATTAAAAAATCATCAAGAAGAATTACTAAACAAGAAAGAAGAAGTTGCTGAAGGTAGTAACGATGCTATTATGTTTAAAGGCAAAGAAATAGACGAAGACACCATTGAATATGACATGCAGGACTTTGATGATTTAATTTTTGTACTTGAGGATGGTATAAAGTACACTGACGGAACACCAGTGGCTGACGAAGATTATGATGCACTACACGAAGAATACGACCTTATTGAATGGGTACGTATTGACTATATGGACCGACAAGCACCACAAGAAGGATCAGTTTCAGAAGGTGGCAATGCTTGGGATTTAGCAGTTACTACAGGAATGGAAATTATTCAAGATTGTAATGATGCAGAAGAATGTATTAAAAGACTTGAAGATGAAATTACAGGCAGCAATGAGCCAGACGAATCCTATGCAGATATGATTTACAAAGACTACATTGAAAAGATTAAAACAGACGGCTTTGATAAAGTGAGACACGAAATGGATAGCCAAGAGTTTCACGGTGATATGGCAGGCGATATTATGGATATGGAAAGTCAAGAAACTGAAGGCAATGAATTCAGTAAAAAAGTTCAGGACCTTAAGTCACAAGGTGCTAAGAAAGGCACTAAGTTTAAAACATCAGATGGTGAAGAACATACACTAGAAGGACTAGCAGAATTTATTAAATCGTTTTATGATAATGCTACAGGCACTTTTCCAAAAGGTCTAGAAGGTGTAGCAACAATGGTAGGCAAGAAGTTTGGTGAACAGGCTGAGCAGGTTGCACGTAAGATGGTAGAAAGAATGGCTCCTGCACAAGAACAAGGCGCAGAAGAACTAGAAGAACTAGAACGTATTAAACAATTAAGCAGATTTTAACATTAGACTACGAATAAAGAAAGGATCTTCGGATCCTTTTCTTTTGGCTAAACAAAACCATTTTAAATTAAAAATAGACTTGACGGGCTAAATAAAAGAGCATATAATACATAGTATGCATTAGGCATAAAATGACATTTAATTTAGGCAAACAAAGGAGGCTACAAAATGGCATCATTAGCAGAGATCCGCGCAAAACTAGCGGAACAACAAAATCGCTCATCTGGTAATTCTACTGGAGGCGGAGACAACGCAATTTACCCACATTGGAATATGCAAGAAGGCAAGGAAGCCGTGGTAAGATTCTTACCAGACGGTAACACTGACAACACATTCTTTTGGGTAGAACGTGCGATGATTAAATTACCTTTCGCAGGTATTAAAGGTGAATCAGATAACCGTAACGTAATTGTGCAGGTTCCATGTGTGGAAATGTACAACGATGGTACTACTTGTCCGATTCTATCAGAAGTACGTCCATGGTTTAAAGATAAGAGTCTTGAAGACATGGGTCGTAAGTATTGGAAAAAGCGTTCTTACATTTTCCAAGGCTTTGTAAACGAAGATCCAATTGGTGAAGATTCAACTCCAGAAAATCCAATTAGACGTTTTATTATTGGTCCACAAATTTTCCAAATTATTAAGGGTGCATTAATGGATCCTGAGTTGGAAGAATTGCCAACAGACTTTATGCGTGGCGTAGACTTTAGAATTAAGAAAACATCTAAAGGTGGTTATGCTGATTATTCAACATCACAGTGGTCACGTAGAGAGCGTGCATTGAGCGATGAAGAAAAAGCAGCAGTTGACTCAAACGGTGTGTTTAACTTGTCAGACTTCCTTCCTAAGAAGCCAGGCGAAGTTGAACTTAAAGTAATGAAAGAAATGTTCGAAGCATCAGTAGATGGTGAAGCATACGATATGGACAGATGGGGACAATACTTCCGTCCAGCGGGTGTGTCACAACGTACAGGTGATCCAAACAAAGCTCAAAGTACTCCAGCGGCAACACCAGCGCCAGCGGCGGCACCTGCTCCAGCAGCAGAAACTGCTCCGGCTCCTGCAGCAACTACAGCACCAGTGGCTGAAGCGGCTCCAGCAGAAGGTGGCGACAGTGCTAACAGAGCACAGGACATTTTAGCAATGATCCGTAATAGACAACAATAAAGAGTTTATGAGAGTTCCGGCAAAAACCTCCTTACGGTAACCAGCGAGGTCTCTCATACTTTAACAAAGGAAAGGTAATTATGGCAAAAGCATTTGACGTAACTAAATTTAGAAAAAGTCTTACAAAGTCTATTGACGGACTTGGTATTGGCTTTAATGATCCTACAGATTGGATCAGCACAGGCAACTATGCACTTAACTATCTTGTAAGTGGCGACTTCCACAAAGGTGTTCCACTAGGCAAGGTAACTGTATTAGCAGGAGAATCGGGTGCAGGTAAATCATATATTGCTGCCGGTAATATTGTAAAATCGGCACAAGAACAAGGTATCTTTGTAGTACTAATTGACACAGAGAATGCCTTAGATGAGAAATGGCTACACGCATTAGATGTAGACACATCTCCAGAAAAGATTCTTAAACTTAACATGAGCATGATTGATGATGTTGCTAAAACAGTATCAGAGTTTATGAAAGAATACAGAGATATGGCAGAAGAAGAACGTCCTAAAGTATTGTTTGTAATTGACTCACTTGGTATGTTACTAACACCTACAGATGTTGATCAGTTTAACAAAGGTGATATGAAAGGTGATATGGGTCGTAAGCCTAAAGCACTTACTGCACTTGTACGTAATACTGTTAATATGATTGGTAGTTATAACGTAGGTATGGTATGTACTAACCACACATATGCATCACAAGATATGTTTGATCCAGATGACAAGATTAGTGGTGGACAAGGCTTTATCTATGCATCAAGTATTGTTGTTGCTATGCGTAAACTAAAACTAAAAGTAGACGCAGATGGTAATAAGACTACTACAGTACAAGGTATTCGTGCTGCGTGTAAGGTAATGAAAACACGTTATGCAAAGCCGTTTGAAGCAGTACAAGTACAGATTCCATATGAAACAGGTATGGATCCGTATAGTGGATGTGTTGACTTGTTTGAAGCAAAAGGTTTGCTTAAGAAGGATGGTAATAGACTTAAATACACAGACTTAAATGGAGAAGTCCATTTAGAGTATCGTAAAAACTGGACTGGCGACAAACTAACTATGATTATGGATGAACTTGGTAAAGCGCCTGAGACTGTAGAACCAGTTGAAGTCGAGTTAGAGGAGATAACTGAACCTGTAGCGGAGTAAGATATGGAAGCAAACATGATAGCAGACATATGGGGTGTCTTAAGCGAGAAGATTGCAGAGAAAGATAAAGCAGAGGCTGCTCAAGAATACGTTAATACATTACTTGATTACGATATTCCTGAGTCAACATTAGAAGGTATGATGGGTATAGATACATATCTTGATGCTGCACTTGAATATGTTCTCGAAGACGAACCAACTGACGAAGAAGATTGGAACTAATATGACAAATTGGTATGATAAAGTTTCTAAAGATGTAAACAATATTCCTGCAGCCGTAGCATATTACGAAGCAGAATTATTGCAAGCAAAAAAAGAAACAAATATCACAGGTCGTATTGAGAAAGCATCGGCAGTTATGCCTGCACTTGTTGAAACTAGATTCGGACAACTTCAAGAGATTGAAGCAATATTAGAATATTTAAATATCGAGCTACGCCGTTTACGTGCAACACATTTTAGAAAATATGTTGAAAACTATCAACGTCAATTAAGTTCAAGAGACGCTGAAAAATTTGTAGACGGCGAAGCCGATGTTGTTGACTTCGAAAAAATTATAAATGAATTCGCACTACTACGTAACAAATGGTTAGGAATAATTAAAGGATTAGACATTAAACAGTGGCAGTTATCTAATATTGTTAAATTAAGAACTGCTGGACTAGATGATGCATCACTATAAGTATATAATAAATGGAATACAGATAAGTAACTGTATAAGGAGACTAAATGGCAGAAGTAATAATAGATAATACTCAACCACACTTAGGTGGTAATAACGTTTCGTTAAACAGACATACATTTGCTCCAGAAGCATGGACACATATTATACAAAAATATAATATTAGATCAGTACTTGATGTAGGAAGCGGATACGGTCATCATTCAAAATGGTTTGCAGAACAAGGATTAAGATCTTATGCTATTGAAGGTTTACAACAAAATGTAGACAATGCAATATACCCAACAAGAAGAGTTGATTTAACAGAAGGTAGTTACACTACGCAAGTTGATATGGTAAATTGTATTGAAGTAGTAGAGCATGTCGAAGAGAAATATCTTGATAACTTATTAACAACATTAACGTGTGGCAAATACATCTTTATGACTCACGGCATTCCCGGACAACGCGGACATCATCATGTAAACTGTCAATGGCAAGAATATTGGATAGAACATATAGAAGCCCGAGGGTTTAACTATGCAGAGGAAGATTCAAAAGAAATAAGAAAACTATGTACTGGCACAAAACAAAATAATGAAAACGGTAAGCACATTAATGAAAGCGGACTGTTTTTTATAAGAAAGGAAAAATAAATGGGATATAAGCCCTCTTATCTTAATTGGATGAACGATCATATTACTCCAATTTATCCAAATGCAAACGGATTAAAGATGTTAGAACTTGGTAATCAAGTTATTCGTCCAGACAAACAAATACCTGAAACTACAGGCAAGGCATATTTTACAAGACTAGGTTACAAGCATACGTCAGTTGATCTTAATGGATTAGACGGTGCGCTAGTAAAAGATTTGTCTAAACTTGAAGACTTCACTGAATTTAAAAATTATTTTGATGTAATTACAAATGCCGGAACAATTGAACATGTTGAACCATACGAGTCTCAACATACTGCATTTTTAAACGTTCATAATAGTTTAAAAATTGGCGGCATAGCAATACATATTGGTCCTGAACTTGGAGTAACAAAGCCTGGACATTGTCAATATTATTACGATATTCCTTTTTGGGATAATATAACTAATCATTCTGATTATACTTTTTTAGGAACTACTTTACTATCTCGCTGGCGCTTATACGCTGTAAGAAAAACAGGCGATAAATTTATCGATGCTGATCAATTACATTCTAAGATTCATAGAATGGAAGGCCCAAAAGGCGGCATGTATATAGACGGCAAAGATAAAAAAGCAAGAAATAAATTAAAGACTTAATATGTGCGGATTTGCAGCCACAAATTATAGTGATCCAATAATCTCAAATAAACATTGTCAGCACCGAGGTCCTGACATGACTACTGCTGAAAAAATCCGTGGAGTATATTATCTACATAATTTGTTACATATTACAGGTGAGTTAACCCCGCAACCGTTAATAAAAGATGATGTAGTATGTGTCTTTAACGGAGAAATTTATAATTATACATCATTTGGAAATTATAATAGTGACAGTGAATGTATTATAGATCTATATAATACTAAAGGCGAACATTTTGTAAAAGAATTAGACGGAGAATTTGCATTATGTTTAATTGATTACAAGAAACAAAAACTAATTATTTCTGTAGATACTTTTAGTTGTAAACCACTTTGGTATGAAATGAGAAACGATAAATTTTGTATTGCATCATACAACAGTCAATTACATGGATTAGGATTTAAGAATGGCAAAAAACTTAAATCAAATACAACAATTGTTTTTAATTTATCTACATTAACACAACTTACTAGTTATGAAAACAGAACATTTGATATAAAACAGCACAAAACAACATTTGACGATTGGTTAACAGCATTTAGTAATAGTATTCGTAAACGAACTGCAAATACAAAACAAGGTATGTTTGTAGGTTTAAGTTCAGGTTACGACAGTGGTGCTATAACCTGTGAGTTAGAAAAACAAAATGTTTCCTTTAAAACATATTCAATACTTAATACAGAAAATCCTAAAATTATGGAAAGAAGATTAAAACTAGTTACTAATGCAGAAGCATTTAATCTTACTACAGACGAATACAATCATTGGCAAAAAGAGCTAGATGATAACTGCGAAAATTTTATTTACGGCACTGGCAAAAAGAAATATAACATAAAAGAAGATCAAGCATCAAAAGGCCTAGCAGCCATTTGTCATAGAGCCAATAAAGAGAAAAGAAAAATTTATTTCTCAGGACAAGGTGCAGATGAAATTATAAGCGACTACGGCTTTGGCGGAATAAAAAAATACAAACACAGCGGCTTTGGTGGACTTTTCCCTCAAAGTTTAGATGGCTTCTTTCCTTGGCATAGTTTTTATGATGGAACACAAATACAATACCTTAATAAAGAAGAATATGTAGCAGGACATTTTGGAATTGAAACTAGATATCCTTTTCTAGACAATGACTTAGTTCAAGAATTCCTTTGGTTATCTCATACATTAAAGAATAGTGTATACAAAAGTTGCTTACACGAATATCTTTCTGCAAACAATTTTCCTTTTAAACCTTCTGAAAAGAAAGGGTTTAATGTTGGACAAAAGAAGAGAAAACACAAAACTCTTTAAATTTACCTACCATTAACTGCGCATATAAATACTACTATGAAAACCATAGTATTAGTAACAGGTGGATTCGATCCACTGCATAGTGGACATATTGAATATTTTAAAGCAGCGAAAAAACTAGGCGATGAACTAGTAATTGGACTTAATTCTGATGAGTGGTTGACTCGTAAAAAAGGCAGACCATTTATGGCATTCAAAGACAGATGTGCTATTATCAATAGTTTAGAAGTTGTTGATAAAGTATTGTCATTTAATGACGATGACGATAGTGCATGTGGTGCAATATATAAACTAATGGCAACAACAGCAGATTGTAACTATGTTTTTGCAAATGGCGGCGATAGAGAACAAACTAATATTCCTGAATACGCAACTTACGGCGATCATCCTAACGTAGAATTTGCATTTGGTGTTGGTGGTACAGACAAAATAAATTCATCTAGTTGGATACTTGATGAATGGAAGACTCAAAAAACAGAAAGAGATTGGGGCTATTGGCGTGTACTAGATGACAATCCAGATGCAGGGTACAAAGTTAAAGAGCTTGTAATATATCCTGGAAAAAGTTTAAGCGATCAAAAACATTATAAACGTTCAGAAGTTTGGACAATACTTCAAGGTGTTGTAAAGATTAAAACAGAATGGGATAATAGAATAGATGATGTACATTTGTTAGCACATACAAGATCATATGAAATAGAGAAAGAAGTTTGGCATCAAGCAAGTAATCCCGGCGGCGTGAATGCACATGTGTTAGAGATACAATGGGGTAGCGAATGTATAGAAGAGGATATAGAAAGACGTGAAACGTAATTGGATTTTTATAAGCAAAGGTAATCAAGACCCTTATATAAATGACTTTGCAAGAGGTTGTGGTGTGAGGACAATCGATAGTAACGACTTTGATTATGATGCGTCAGAAGATCCTATTGTGTTACGAGGTATCCTAAAAAAGAAATGGATGCATAAGTGTTGGGAAGATGGTAGAGATTTTTATTATATGGATACAGGATATTTTGGCAATGAACAAACACAAAGCAATCCAAATGGTTGGAAGTATTGGCACAGAATAGTTAAAAACGATTTGCAACATAACGATATAATAAAACGCCCTTCTAACAGATTTGATTCGTTTAAAAGAAAGTTTACTCCGTGGAAGAAAGACGGAAGAAAAATTTTAATTGCAGCACCCGACGAAAAACCAATGAAGTTTTATGAAAAAGATTTAGAACAGTGGATTGAAGATACAACTGCTGAATTAAAAAAGCATACCGACAGACCTATAGAAGTAAGAACAAGAAGTAAAAATAGAGTAGACCGAACAGTAAATGATACACTACAACAAGCACTAGATGATGATGTATACGCACTAGTTACATTTAATAGTAATGCTGCTGTAGAATCAGTATTCTATGGGATTCCTGTGTTTCCTTTGGCTCCAACTAGTGCTGCTTCTCCTGTTGGTTTAAAAGATTTATCTGAAATAGAAAATCCGTATTACCCGGACGAAGATAAATTATATGAATGGGGTTGTCATTTGGCTTACGGACAATTTCATATAAGTGAATTAAAAACAGGTAAGGCTAGAAGGATATTAGAACAATGAAGGTATTTATAGGATACGATACAAGAGAAGACATTGCATATCAAGTATGTAAACACAGCATTCTTGCAAGAAACAAAGACGTAGATGTACGTCCTTTGAAGCAACAAGAATTAAGAGATGCAGGATGGTATACAAGACCCATTGATAAACTTGCAAGTACAGAATTTACATTTACAAGATTTTTGATACCAGAACTAACTAACTTTAAAGGTTGGGCACTGTTTATGGATAGTGACATGATACTAACAACCGACATTGCAGAACTGTTTGCACAAGCAGATGACAAGTACGCTGTTATGTGTGTACAACATGATTATAAAGTAACTGAAACTACAAAGATGGATGGGCAAAAGCAAACTATATATCCACGTAAGAACTGGTCAAGTGTAGTATTATGGAACTGCGGACATCCAAGTAATGCTGTAGTAACACAAGACTTTGTAAATGATATAGAACTTAACGGTGCGTATATGCATAGATTTAGTTGGTTAAAAGATGAAGAAATTGGTAGCATTGATCACACATGGAACTATCTAGTAGGTGTATATGATGATATTGAAAAACCAAAACTAATACATTATACAGAAGGCGGTCCATGGTTTGAAAATTACAGAGACTGCGAATTTCATGCTGAGTGGAAAACAGAACTATTTAATATGATGGAAGATGAAATTTAATGGCAAATAAACTTAGTTTAGAAGAATCACTAGTTATAGGTTCTGGCGGCAAGTTAACTACAGACCCTAAAGATACTTCTAAACCTCTTGTTGTTAGAGGCGTAATAAAAAAAGATCATGTAAATGCATGCATCAAAGCAGGCAGAGATTTTTACTATATTGATACAGGCTATCTTGGTAACTTTATTAGTAAAGGAAATCCAAACGGTAAAAAACTTTGGCACAGAGTAGTTAAAAACGAAAACCAACATTCTAAAATAAGAAATGTTCCAACCGACAGATGGAAAAAACTACTAGAACAAGATCCTAGTCTTAGTTGGGCTGGATGGAAAAATAATAACAAGAAAATCTTATTAGTTTTACCTAATCCCAAAGCCTGTAGGTATTATGGAATAGATTTTGATACATGGGTAGATGAAACTACTAACAATATAAAAAAGTATAGTAAATTACCTATAGAAGTTAGAGTAAAAGGATCAAGATCCGCAAGAGTAAAAGAATACACTATATACGATGCATTAAACAGCGGAACGTATGCTACAGTAACTATGAATAGTATGGCTGCAATGGAATCTGTAGTACACGGTGTTCCTGCATTTGTAAGTGTTCCTTGTGCCGCAAGTCCGTTAGCATCACATAATATTAAAAATTTATCAACGCCATTTAAGCCAACTCAACAAGTAATAGAACAACAATGTGCAAGCCTAGCCTACGGTCAGTTTACTATTGAAGAAATAGAAAACGGTACAGCATACGAACTAACGGAAAAATATTCATGAAACTTTTACTAAACAATAAAGAAATTGCAAATTTTTTAATAAGTTTAATAAATTTGGAAGAGAAAATAGCCGAAAAAATTATCTACACAGATTTAAATTTGAAAGAAGTTACTAACACATTTGCAGAAAGAGAGGCATCACGTAAACTTCGTTCTAAATTAAAAGGACAAGATTTTATTCCATCAATAGATTATATAGATGATGCTGGCAAGAAGAAATTCTACGAAAAAATATTTAAAGGTGTAAGTAGAGATCTAGAGTTATATGTTAGAACTATAAAAGAAGAAAAAGTAAAAACTAAACAAGATATATTTCATGTAGTTCATAACAACATAGAAACGTTTATAGAAAGATTAGGTAAAGAATATATTTTAGAAAAGTATCAAAAAAGTTCCTATAAAGATTTTGTAAAAGGTACAGGTAATACATTAACAAAAAATCCTGAACTAATAAGAAGAAAAGAGTTTAAAAACTACAAAGAAGATTGTTTAATTAGAAATACTGTAGGTAATGAAGAATTATTGGTAACAAAAATTGATAAACAATATCCTATGTGGTTTATAGATAGTGGATATACTAACTTTCTTGAACCGAATAAAAAATGGCATAGGCTAGTTCGTAATCATATGCACTTTGGTAAATCATTTGATGCTCCTACAAGTAGATTACAAAACTTTCCTATTTTTCCTGTGTCGTGGCGCAAGAATGGTGAGATAATTTATGTAATAGAACCTGGACCATTTGCAGCAAGTGTATTCCATGTTAATTTAAAAACATGGAAGTATGATGTTGCTAAAGAGTTAAGAAAATATACAGACAAACGTATTGTATTTAGAAAGAAAGCACCTCTTAGACAGCGTCCTAAGTTGATTAAGCAGTTATTAGACGAAGATTACTGTTGTATAGTAAGTATTAATAGTAATGCTGCTACAGAAGCAATATGGGCTGGTATACCTGCAATAACATTAGGAACACATATAACAAACCCTGTGACTAGAAATAAACTCAGTGATATAAACGACCTTTATTATGGAGATATATCTAAATGGTTGTGTATGATGAGTTATAGTCAGTTTACTAAAGAAGAATTAATAAATGGAACAGCAAAACGGATAGTTGATAAGTATCATGGTTAATTTTACAGCAGTAGCATATTTTGGAGGCATTCCTCCTAATAACAATAATCAAGAAAAACCTTTAATACTTAATAATTTTTTGCAAGGAGTGCAAGTAACTGGTGATCGTGCAATTGCACATCAAGGTTTTAATACTATTGACTGTGATGTTGCACTTATACAAGGATTCGTTCACGAACACGGTAAGACAGCACCGCACTTGCAGTTACGACAGCGTGCAGTAGAACAACAGAAACAAACAGGTAAAAGAAGTTTGATAGTTGATAGTAATTTATTTCTTTATGCTGATCCTGGCAATACTAAACACTACCTAAGATACAGTTTTGACGGTGTATTTCCTAGTACAGGTTATTATTTTACAAAAGAAGTTGACCCAACACGTTGGCAAAAGATTAGTGCTAACCTTGGACTCAGATTAAAACCATATAGAACAAATGGTAATCATATACTGGTATGTTGTCAACGTAACGGCGGGTGGAGCATGAAAGGTGTTCCTGTACAAAACTGGTTGGATCAAACTATCAAACAAATACAAATGTTTACTGATAGACCTATTGTTATTAGGCCTCATCCTGGTGATAAAAAATGGCGAAACTATCTAACACCTAACAAATATACAAATGTAACATTAAGTACACAACATATACTACAGGATTTACAAAGTGCTTGGGCAACAGTACTGCACAACAGTAGTCCAGCAGTTGCAAGTTCAATTGAAGGTGTGCCTGTGTTTTTAACTAATTCAGAAGAAAGCCAAGCAGCAGATGTTTCTAATACTAATCTAAAAAGATTAGAAGATCCAAAAATGTTTGATAGACAAGCATGGATTGAAAAACTTTCTATGTGTCATTGGAACTTTGATGAATTAAGATCCGGTGAAGCCTGGCAGTTTTTTAGAAAATTTATTTAAACTGTTGCCAATAAGGTTCTGTTCTTGGAACTTTTAAATCATCTCTTTTACTTTGTCCAAGTTGTTTTCTACCACCTTTAAGATGATCTAGATATGCACCCCACTCGCAGTTTATTAGTGGGTGACCTTCACCTGTACTCATACCCGGTCTTGGTCTAATATCATTTAATGATGCTGCCCAATCGGTTTGTTTAAAATTAGGGAAGCGTGTTCTTACACCGTCAAATACAAAACTATCATGCCATTCTGCCATTGAAAAGATGCCGCCATTACCTTCTGCATCATCATATACACGTTGAAATTCTTTTAAAAAGTTTATAGTGTTTTCAGAAGTTAAACGCATAGCGTATAATCCGCATTCACTATATTTTCCTTTTCTTCCTAAGTAACAAAGTTCTTGCTTATCTGGGAGTAACCTTGATATTTGTTTTTCTGATATAGGACTGTGACAAATAGTATCTGCATCCATCCACATTAACCATTCCGTATTGCATTCTTTTGCACAAGAAAAAATACTATAAACCTTGTGTGCAAAACGAACAGCATGCCATTTAAATCCCTTGCCGCTATCTTTTCTTTTACTTCTAATTGGATCAGCACTAACATCACCATTTGCTTTAGGTACGCCATTCCATTTATTTTTAAATGCTACAAGCTCAGGACTAGATTGATGTAAGTCTTTAACAATTAAGTTTGGTGCAGATTCAGTTACTGTACAATCTTCTGCGTACACGTACAACTTAATACTACTAGGCCAATTTTTTAAGAATGATTCTATCATACGTTTTCCATAGGTATCGTAACCCTGCTTATGAAAAGTAGTAATAACTGTTACATTCATTTTAAACTCCTCTCGAACTCCACTGATGCATATATCCTAACTGTGCAACTGCTACATATCCTAATTGATATAAGACTTTAGTATATTTCCTTTCAAGTACATCGTTACCTTCAATAAACACATCAGGACCTTTAGTTAGTAAAGGAGATATATTATCTATAAATTCTACTTTATCCAAATCAATAAAAACTCCACTTACGTTGGCTAACTGAAATACACTTTGAAAATCTTTTCGTTGTATAAGATTTTTTACTTTAAGTTCTAATGTACTTTCTAGTACAAACACTGTATTAAACATACCTAAAAAGTCTTGAATATGTCCAAAGCCGTCTCCGATCACAAGGCAGTCGTTTGGATGATTTCTTATGTTTTTTGATAATCTTTTTTGAAATTTATTCATTCTAAACCATTAAATACTACTATATTTATTGGAGACATCATGCGTTTCAAACTTTTCCGACAGCACGGAGCACTAAACAGTCCTAGCATATTTGATGCATTTGAACAAGGACTTAAAGCACAAGGACACCAAATAGTAGATAGTAACGAAGATGTTGCTGTTATTTGGAGTGTGTTGTGGCATGGAAGAATGAGTCCTAATCAACAAATTTACGAAGCATGTATTGCACAAAATAAACCTATTATAATTATAGAAGTAGGTAATTTAAAAAGAAATGAAACTTGGCGTATATGTCTTAACCATATCAATGGCTTAGGAGAATTTGGTGCTAACGAGGATATCGATGTAGACAGACCTAAGAAGTTAGGATTACAAATGTCTTTACCTAACGTCAATAGAAGCAACAAGATATTAATTGCTTCACAGCACGAAAAAAGTTTGCAGTGGAAAGGTATGCCTTCTATGACTGATTGGACTATGCAAACAATAGATAAGATTAGAAAAATTACAAATCGCCCTATTGTTATTAGGCCGCATCCAAGGTCACCGATGCCTGGTATTGAACATGAATTTACAAATGTAACAAGACAGCAACCTATACAAGTAAGTGGCACATATGATAACTTTGATATTGTATATAATTATCATGTAGTTATAAATCATAACAGTGGACCTCCAATACTTGCTGCAATTGCAGGCACGCCGGTAATTACAGACAAAAGCAGCCTAGCATATCCTATAAGTGATACTATAGATAATATTGAAGACCCTAAACTGCCTGATGATAGACTTTTATGGTTTACTAAACTTACACATTGTGAGTGGACAGTTGAAGAAATTCGACAAGGTATACCTATTAAACGATTAGAAAAGTTTATTAAAATGCAAGTAAGTTATTGACTTCTTAGCTCAACTACGTTATAATAACACTATGTTAAACAAATTTTTTATTGAAGAAATATTCTTGGAATTTTATTCCACTATGCAAGAAAACCGTCTTGGTATGCAACCTCATGATTTAAGAGCAGCATCTAGTTTTAATTTAACATTAATAGAAGGCAAAGATATTACAGAAAAACAAGCAGCATACATTTTAAAAATACTTACAAAGTATAGAAATACCTGCGCTCAGTTTTACGATTATAGAGACTTATTAGAAAATCCTGTATGGTCTAAACCATTCAGAACAGTTGATAACAGAAAACTTTTATGGGTTGAACAAGACAAGGATAAAACACATTGGATTTGCTTAAAGTTTCCATTTGCTTTCAAAGAAATTTTTGATGAACAATTTGCTAAAACAGATGAATACATGAATGCCACAAGTCTTTGGGATTCACAGAATAAAGTTAGGAAACTATATTTTTATGACTTTAATTTTGTAAACCTTATAGAGTTTTTTAAGAAACATGAATTTGAAATACAGGATAGTGCAATTGAAGCACTATCACAAGTTGAAGAAATTTGGAACAATCAAGATCAATATTTAAAAACGGTGTCAGATATAAATGGCGAAATTAGTTTACATAATGCTGTTGACGAAACACAAAGATACTTTAATAAACATAAAAATAATACTACAAATAATGATTTGATGCTTGCTAAAAATTTAGGGCATCTTTATTACGGTAAGAAAAATACAATTTGGAAACAAATAGCAAGTAATAAAACAAATATATTCCATTGTAGTGATATGCAAAAATTTTTAAGAATATGCTACGGAGTAAAAGGAAAAATTGTTATTTTACTTGACAAACCTTTACAAACTTCTCCTGATAGAGCAGTTGAATGGATTAAACAATTTGCAAATGACATTGATACAGGCGGGTATAACAAAACAGATTTTAGAGTTTGCTTTAGACCTAGTAACAAAACGGATAAAAATTTTAACGAATGGATAAGCGAAAATGGGTTTGGAGGCAAGATTGATACTGCTAAGTTCTTAATATTCAGAGAAAAACCTGCAAAGTGGTTGTTCAAAGACGAAAAAGATGTTATAATAGTTGCAAGTAACGAACTTCTACCTGGACTAAATTCGAGTGGTAAGTCAATGCTTAAATCACATCCTTGTGTAATTTACATTGGTGATTTTAAGCCTGTTACACAATATGGAGAAACAATAGTTGAACTGTAAGTTAATTATAAAAGATGAAGTCAACGTTAAGTTTGAAGGACTTGCTGTGGAAACACGCAGAAAGATTGTAAACAAACTTAAATTTGATTTACCTTATGCACGTCATATGCCTGCTTTTAAACTAGGCAGATGGGATGGCACTGTCAGTTTCTTTGGTATTGGTGGCAATGGATTTGTAGCACATCTCGACATTGCTTTGCCTATAGTTGAAGATTCAGGATATGATATAGAAGTAATTGATCAGCGTAATCCTACTAAATTAGACTTTGAAAAGATTACGGAAAACTATTGGTCCGACCAAGGTATATGTTGGCCAGAAGGACATGCTGAAGCAGGCAAACCTATTGTTCTTCGTGATTATCAATATGATGTAGTTAACAAGTTTTTAGAAAATCCACAAAGTTTACAGGAGGTTGCTACAGGTGCTGGTAAAACTATTACAACTGCTACCCTTTCCCATTTATGCGAGCCTTATGGTCGTACAATGGTTATTGTGCCAAATAAAAGTCTTGTTGTGCAAACTGAAGAAGATTATAAAAACTGTGGACTAGATGTAGGTGTATATTTTGGTGATAGGAAAGAATTAAATCATACGCATACTATTTGTACATGGCAAAGTCTTAATGTATTAGATAAGAAAAAACATGATACTGATAGTCTTACTCTTGCTGAATTTACTGAAGGAGTAAGTGCAGTGATCATAGACGAAGTGCATCAAGCAAAAGCAGACGTACTGAAAAAACTACTTACTGTAAACTTTCGTAATGCTCCTATACGTTGGGGACTAACTGGTACAGTGCCTAAGGAAAAGTGGGAGTTTCAAGGTATACTTGCAGGCATTGGCCCTGTGATTAATAACGTATCAGCACACGACTTACAAGAACGTGGTGTATTAGCAAAACTTGATATACAAATTTTACAAACAAAAGACATTGAAGAATTTAGAAATTATCAAGAAGAATATACATGGTTAGTTACAGATGAAAAGCGATTAACATATATTAGCAATCATATCAAGAAAGTCGCAAACAACGGTAATACACTTGTACTTGTAAACAGAATAGACACAGGTAACAAGTTAATAAAAAATATACCAGATGCTACATTTATCAAAGGGGATGTAAAACTTGATGACCGTAAAGAACAATATGACGAAATTAAAACAAGTAATAGCAAAATTATTGTTGCTACTTACGGAGTTGCCGCTGTGGGTATTAACATTCCTAGGATTTTTAACCTTGTTCTTATTGAGCCTGGCAAGTCTTTTGTTCGTGTTATTCAGTCAATTGGCCGCGGCATACGGAAAGCAGAGGACAAAGATTTTGTCCAGATTTGGGATATAACTTCTACTTGCAAATATGCAAAGAGACACTTAACTGAAAGAAAAAGATTTTACAGAGAAGCAAAATATCCACACTCAGTAACAAAGGTAGATATATGAAAGTAAGCAACGACATAAAAATAAAACATGATGTAAAATTTACATCAGTTACTAGCGGAACAAGAGAACACTTTGTTTCAGATATTGTAAAGAACAATAACTTAAAATTAGGTGCAGAAATAGGCGTACGAACAGGCAAAACAACTTTTCACATTTTGGATAATAATCCGCAGTGTGAAATGTATGCAATAGACAAAGACATAAACCAATTCTTTAATGAAGACATAAAAGAAAAATACGGTTACCGTTTAAAAACATACGAAACAGATAGCAGAGTATCTCCAGATTTTGTCGAAGATTATTCTTTAGACTTTTTCTTTATTGATGCTTCGCATACATACAAAAACGTTAAAAAAGATTTACAAGCCTGGTTGCCTAAACTAAAACCTACAGGTTGGATGATGGGTCATGATATTGATTATCCATCTGTAGAAGCAGCAGTAAAAGATGTTATAGGACACTATGAAGTTGGGCCAGATAACGTTTGGATCGCTAAACAAAACAAGGTATACACAGGTATACAGGAGAACTAATGAAAATACTAACACTAGATAACAAGGCATTTGATCTTAACGAATTGCCAGAAGAAGTTGAAGAAGATGCTAGATTTAGTGTGTTGGATAATTCGGATCCTAAAAATCCGGACTTCTTTTTTCAACCACTTATATTTTTAGAATCATTTAACAGCCCGGCCATATTAATGAAACTTGGAGGTTTTGAAGTTAAGATGCCTTTAGATTGGTCAATACTAGTTGGAGATAGTGAAGGCGGGTCTGACCCAGAAATATTGCCTCTTACATCTATTAACGAAAGAGGATTTGAAGCATTTGTTTTTAATCCAATTAAAGGATACAAATTAGATTATACTGATATAGAAATAATTAACATCTATCAAGATGTTAGATGGTTCTTTCCAAAGATGAAAAACGGACAATTACTATCAATTCCACTACATAACGAGTACAACCCGCCGTGTGCATTTTTCGTAAAAGAAATAAGCAGGCAATCAGAAGTAGTTTCTGTCGGAGATCTAATGTGATAAGTATTATCAACGCTGAAGAGAAAAGGAAGGTATATGACTATGAAAGCAGGTAAGATATGGGGTCAAACAGAACTTATTCATGCAAACGGTGTACTAGAGTTTCATCGTATTGAATATAAAGCAGGTTATAAATGTTCAGAACATGAACATCAATATAAATGGAACGGTTTCTATGTAGAGTCAGGTAAAATGATTGTACGTGTTTGGCAAGATGCTGACCAAGAAGGACTAGTAGATGAAACTATTCTCGAAGCAGGCGAATTTACACAGGTAAAGCCAGGAAAGATACATCAGTTTGAAGGACTAGAAGATGGAGTTGCTTTTGAACTGTATTGGGCTGAATTTAATCATGACGATATTGTTAGACGCACTGTTGGAACTAAAATTAAAGGCAACAAATGAAAGTAGGAATAATAGGTTACGGTTGGATAGGAAAGGCAACACAAAAACTCTTTCCAAATGCACAAGTATATGACAAATATATAGAAGGTTATACGAAACCTTTAGAAAATTGTGACATTGCATTTCTTGCTGTACCTACTCCGTGGAATCAAGGAGACGGACTAGATTGTTCTGCTGTAGAAGATGCAATAGCAACATGTGGTGCTAACTTTATTGTAATTAGAAGTGCAACACAGCCAGGATTTGCAGACGAAATGGTCAAGAAATACAAAAAGAAAATAGTTGTACAACCAGAATACCTAGGCGAAACACCTAATCATCCTTTCTTGCAAATGGATTCAAGACAATTTATGATTATAGGCGGCGAAGCAGAAGACAGAAGAAAAGTTATTGAATGTTATCAACAAGCCTACAATGCAAATATTACTATTAGACAAGTAACAAGATACGAAGCCGAAATAATAAAATTTACAGAAAATCGTGCTATATTTTACAAGGTTATGCAGTGTCAAGAACTGTATGATGCATGTGAAGCAGCAGGTGTAGATTACTATACAATACGTGATGCAGTTTACGGTGACGATCCAAGACAAAACTTATGGTTTAGTTTTGTATTTCCTAAAAATAGAGGAGCCAATAGCAAATGCATTCCTAAAGACATATATGGCTGGTGTGCATGGGCAGAAAGTGTTGGCGTTGATCCTAAAGCAACAAAATCTTTACTAGAATACAATCAGTTTTTGCTCGGAAAAGATTAATCAGAAATGATTAATAAAATTACCACAGTTATAGCAGGTGATGCAAATTTTAAAAAATATGTAGACAAAGCAGTTGCATATTCTAAAAATGTTGGGTATGATCCTGTAGTTTATGATTTAGGCGGGCTGGGTTACGGAACTCTTTTTGATGCAAGAGTAAGTCCTAAAGTTGGTGCAAAAATACCTTCAAAGCCAGGTATAATTATGGAAACATTAAGAAACGTAGCAATGAATGATTATGTAGTGTGGATCGATGCAGATGCATTGATTGAAGATCGTATAGATGAAATAATGTTTGATTATGATATCGGAGTTACTGTACGACAACGTAAGCAGATTGAGAATAGTTTGCCTATAAATGCAGGTATTGTGTTTGTTAGGAAAACACCCGCAGCAATTAACTTTGTTGAAGAATGGATAAAGTTATGCGAAACAGGTGTAAGCGATCAGCAAGAACTTAATAAACTTTGTTGCGTTACTACAAAAGATACAGATACAACTGTAATTAGAGATAGCGTAAGAATACGTGTATTTCCTTGTAAAATCTATAATAATTTTTATTTTGCAAAAAAGAAAGTGCCGCATGCTAAAATAAAACATTATAAAAGTAAACTAAGACATCTTTGGCCGGAGTAAACATGAAGATATTAGTAACAGGTAGTAACGGATACATAGGAAAACATCTATGTAAAATGTTACATGGAAAGTATGAATTACATGGAATTGATTTAGACGATGTAAGCCA